GTGTTCAACATCGAAGTTGTTGTACGACCAATTGTTCCTAATTGATTTGGTACAAACCCCTCTGTCGGTAAGAGTTCCGATGCACCTCTACCCAAGAAAAACTCTGCCAGTCCGTCTCTCAAATTGGGGGATTCAACTTCTAAATAAGAAAAAGTTGTTACTGGTCTAACAGAAGTCTTCTCCAAAGCATCTTCAAAGTTTGTTATCAAGTTTTTCGGACCGTATACCTTGTATGTTCTTGTGGTGTTAAACACACGATTATAATCACCAGTGAACAAGTAGTTGTTTAGATAAGTTGCGTTCCACAGAGTGTCTGTAAAGGGGTATGTGTCAGTTATTTGAGGTAGATTGGTATTGGTAGTTGAGAGAAGTTGTTCAAGATACTGAATCTGTGGTAATGAAAAGTTTTGAGTTTGAACAGATGTTGATAAACTATTCATCGATAAAATCGACGAGCTGTTGTTTATCTCATCTCTCAAGTATCCTGTAATGTAAAAATCACGAACAAAGTTGTTCCAATCTCTACCTGTTCCATCATTGGAAATGGTAGATAGGAATTCTACATAATTGTTAGCGGTAAGTGGAAAGTTTTTTAACTTTAAAATAATATAGGGTGCACTAATCCCCAAACTCGAAACAATATTGTTGGATTCTACATTTGAAACAAGTTCTGAGACGCCAGTTTCCAATGGTGTCCCGACCACTCTTGCCAACCCCGTATATCTTGGATATATGAAACTTCTCTCGTAAATTTCATAGAAGAATCTTACTTCTTCTTTGTTGAGGTACGCAAAGTTTACATACGGGAACTCAAGAGCATTGATGTTTAATATTGAGGTCACCTGCCCACTATTCTCCAAAGGAGGTTGAGTAATTGACGGTTGGAACTTCTGAGCAACCCCCTTGAGGTATTCTTCAACAAATTCAACCTCAGGCCACTTGTCGTACAGATAACCCTTTGTAAGATTTACAATCGATGGGTCACCAGGATACGCCAATTCGTATCTGTTTTTCTGTGGGTTAAAGTTCCCACCAGCAACCCCGGCACCAGTAATATTATTTTCAATAAAAACCTGTGGCCATGGGTAGACAGGTTCTTCAGAGCTTCGTGCCGCATCGGATGCGTTAGCGGCGTACTGAACATTTCTACCCGTGTCGGAATTGGGAACCGTAGTTGAATTATTAAACACAACACTTCTTCTGACAGGGTCCGTTCTAACATCCCACGACTTTCTATGAACCTCATCCATCAATCTAATAAATGCTTCGGTGGACGCAAACATAACCGCCATCACATTTCTTACCGTAGGAACAAAACCTAATCCGTTTGTAGAGGCAATTGTCTCAGCTAGTTTTGCACTTATTTCAGTCTCGAGATTCGAGACCTTTTTGTCCAAGTCAGCTTGCATGGTTCTAATTAAAGTATCAAACCTACCAGGCCCTTCAAAAATGAAAAAAGGTTTTTTAACCTCTTTAATACCCTGAGGAGTTATTTCTACGGTGACATTAAATTGATTCTTTAAAAGTTGTGCAAAAAAGTCCGCAGTCTGTCCTGATGTAGGATTAACTATCCCTGTCTGTTGTCTTAGTGTCCGAATAACATCGACCTGACTTGGGTCAATTGTGGCAATAAAAGTTTTTTGAGTGATAGAGTTATCAATCTTTAAATTTTTCACCCCTCTTGTCTCACCAAAGGTTCTGTTTTCATTTAATCTCAAATTGAATGAATCAACCTCAGCCTTTAGTTCAGTTAAACCTTGTTCTCTTTCTTGAGGACCCAACTCTGTTTTAAAACCAAAAACAATTGTCTCATCCTTTAAAACATACGGATTTGGATTGATGTATTTTGTAAACCATGAATTTTTATCACCCCTTAACTTTTTGAAGTATTCATCCAAATATTTTCCATAAGAAGTTGCATCGGTCAAAGGTTGTAAATCCGCCTTACCCTTAAATTCATCTAACAAATCTTGTTCGAGGTGTTGAAGTTTGTATGCCATTTCCGCAACGGTGATTTCAGGGAAATCAAGAGGAATCAACCCCTTAGCTTTATACTCCCCGTACATCTCCTTAATTTTTTGCATCCCCCTCTCAGAAATAGACTCAATACTCGTTTGAGTACTCGACACCGTCGCATCTCCCGTTAAATTACCCTCAGACAACGCTTGGTTGATAACACTCCTATCTTGAAGACCAACATCAGTTTGTGTGATGTTAAAAGTCTTGCTGTACATGTGAGGTGTCGCAATTAAATGTCCTAAGGAAATTTCATTGAGGATATTGTATTTGTATCCGTAAAACTGACAGGTGATTTGGTAGTTACCACTAAAGGTGTTAAACCTCGCATCAAACTTGTGAAGATTTAATTGATATCTAATGGCTTGTCCGTACCATCCCTTCATTGTCAGGTAAAAGGGGGGATAAGGTAGATTAAAAAATGCGGCGTAAGGTGATTGGTCACCCGATTCAAATAACGCTTTACCCTGTATGTCTTCGAGTTCTATCGTTACTTCAGGGATAAATGACATAGTGGTTCTTACTTGAATACTAGTAATACCAAGTAAACCTGGGTCTATTACTCTACCTCTGTTGTCCGTTGCAGTGAATTGTTTGTAAAACTTTTGTCCATTTTGGTCGTTACTAACAACTGTTTCATATCTCTGAAGTCTTGCCTTACCTTGATTCGAGTTTTGTCCCGTTAGGTCGTCATAGTAACCAGTATTGAGAAACTCATCATCATTCGGTTTAAGAAAGTTAATTGATGCTATAGAAATTGTTCTAAGGTTGTCTTGGGGGGTACCTCCGATGGCAAGTTTTGTTCTTGGCAGAACTTGTGCTTCTAAGTTAGCGTACATAACTAAATTTTCGTGGTCAACAAGTCTTTCCTCAATAATGTTTTTTCCACCATTACCGATTCGTGAAGTTTTGTTGGGGTCTACTAATATTATGTTATTGTAATCCGCCTCAACAAATATGTTCCCCGAGTTGTCCCCGAATACATTACCTGCCATAATAATAGAAATAGTTTTCCACAGTCAATTTATAGTCCTGAAGAGAAGTTATTAAAGGATATGGAATATTCAAGACAGCACCATCGTATATGTTATTTTCCAATCCACCAAATTCAGGATTAGCTTGAAGAATTAACCAAGAAAAAAATGGTGTTCCATAATACTCTTGAGATACGGTGTCCAATCTACTTCTTCCGACTTTGTAAATAAAAATTTTGTCTGAAGGTTTTGGTGCAAGCGGAACAAACGGAACAATGGTGGTTTGTCCGTTTATTTCAAAGGGGGTATATCGATTATAATAATTAAATGCCATTATAATAATTGTGCTTTTCCAATTATAACATTTGCACCAACTGAAGTGGTCCAAGATGTTGTATTGGAATCAATGTTATTTTTATTACCCAAGTTTTTAATTAATTGTATTTGTTCAGCTGTTGGTTGTAAAATGGTTTCGTAGGTAAATACCCTTTCTTTGTTGAGATTGAATGGCTTAAAGTTCAAATATTCCCTCAAAGCATTTGTTTGAAAATCTGTTAAGAAGGTATTTGTTGCAGCGTTTTCTGATAGGTAAGCAGGTCTTGCAACTCCCTTCCAATAGTTATCGAATGATTGTTCGACTTGAACAAAAGTGACATTACCCAATACCCCTTGGTTATCTCTTAAATTACCGATAATAGATTCCTTGAAAGTGTTGTAACGATTTTCATCTAATATTTGTTGTGACAAAATAAAGTATTCCCTTCTATTTGCCTCACTATCCCAAAAGGTATCATCCGTAAATGGCTCAAAAACTTGCGATTTAACCGCATCTTGGTCAGGAAGGTCTGTTACGGTATATCCCGAATAAACTTTACCACTCACATTAGCGGTGTACAGACTCTCAATTACATTATTGAATTCGGTAAGTGCCGAAGCAACCACTCCAATATCTTGAATAAGTTCTTCAAGAGTATTTGTCACCCCTGCAGAGGAAGCTGATATTGCGGATGTTCCTGAGATGTTTATGACAACGGCATTACCCTTTGTGGTTTGAAATCCGTCCATACCTAAGGTTGGGTCACTATCAAAATATGGAATTACATTCGCTCTAGAAAGTGTTTGAATATATGATGTCTGAGTATCAACTAAGTTTTGAAGAATTGTTGTTGCCCCGTTTTGGAATTCACCTCTGAAGTTAGCAACATAATCTTTGTAATTATTTTTTATTACTCTTATAGTTTTATTTGAAAATATTCTAACATCATCAATTAAGTATTTTATAAACCCATCTTGGTCATTAGTAATATCCGAGGTAAATGACTCAAAAACACTATTAACATCACTTTCAAATTTTGATGGTTTACCAAACAATGGTACATCATATCCAGCACCAGTTACCAACATTTCTCCATCAGTGTATCTTCTCGAAAAACTAAATTGTTGTCTAACAGCATTATTGTATTGTAAATTCAAGTCCCTAATCTTGTTGTTAACGGTGGTAAAATAGTTTTGAGTTTGACCCACTAACAAAACCATAAAGTCTTTGTAAGCAATCGTACCTATATCACCATTAGGGGTATTTGTGGTGGTCAAAATACGACCAATCGTTTCTAAATTACTACTCGGTTGTGTAGATTGAACTTGATTTAGTGTCGGAGGTGGTACCTTAAGATTTAGTTGTTGAATAAATTCTTGGTCTAATACTTTGTAACTATCGTCTGTTGCATCCGCCCTATCGTCGTATATTTCAGTATTTGCATAGAAATTAAACGACAACGCATTTTGAAGTTTGTCTACCGATTCTTTTAAACCTTGACCACCAACAAATTGAAATGAAAGTGTTACATTAGCAATCATCGGTTGTACACCAATCCCTTCAGGATTTAAATCTAAATCTTCATAAGTAATCGATAAGTTTTCTGGTATAATCTTAGAGTGAAAAAAGTCACCAACTCTCAATACTAATACAGGAGGTGCTCCGAAGGCTGTGTTTACCGCATTGTTATACTGAAGACTGGTTCCACCTTGTTTGTCAGTTTTTACAGTTGGAATTGTGTCTCCAGGTCTCATACACTGTTGAAGGAATGTCAATCTTGAATTGAGACCTTCAGGTGTTATAGAGTGGAATGCAGGATGAAAGAACTTTAGTTTTTCTTTTAAACTGTCATAGACCATTGGCGTTTGTTCTTTGATTACTTCAAAGTAATCACACTCAGATAATAAACTACGAAGAACTCTTTTTGTGATGTTGTCTCTAAAAACAGTTTCTTCAACAACTTGTGTCACGGGTGGTTTTGGTCTTCTTTGTTCAATGATTTGTTCATCATAGAATGGAATTTCTTCAGGTACACCAATATCAGTAGTAGGTGGAACTTGTTTGAACTCAATGTTTGTAATTGCCGTTCTACGACAAGCCATAGCATTAACACTATAAACTTGTGATGTTCTCGAAAGAGAATCTTGTCCACTACATTGATAAGTACCGAAAGCACGACCGTCCAAACCAACAGGTTTTACATCTTTAGCTAATTCTCCTTGTGTAATTTGAGCGAAAGTTAATCTTTTGTTGTCTATGAATTTCTTCAATTGTCCAATACTCTCAATATATTTGATTGCCGAAACCATTCTTCGTTGTGAAAGGAGTTCGTTGTATGCAACTGTTTGTGGATTTGAGGCACTACTTTCTAGTTGCATAAAACAAGTAGCGTTCTCATCATTTTCCAAGTCTTTACTAAGTTGAATTAACATCTCCTCAATTGCACTTTTGTTTCCTTCCACAACTTGAGTGAAAAATTCTAAAACTTGAGTTTTCTCATTTATTTTTGAACTTTCAACGGAATATATCTCTTTGTTTGCAGAACTTGTATAAGTACCATAGTAAACCTCATAATTATCTACCTCTATATTTGGTTTAGGTATGTCATTTTCAAAATACAATCCATAATTCTGAATTTTTAAATAATCAAACCCCGAAGTGGTAGAACTCGATTTAGAACCCATTGGATTATATCCTCCACCAGTAGTTCCACCGGCACTAGTATCAAAACCCCCACTTTGAACACTTCTTACATAGTACTCCACATCCTCTCCTGAAACATTTTTTGTTTCTAATCTTTGTTGAATTTCAAAAATATCACTAGGATTTACTGTGTAATACTTTCTCGCTAATTCATACAAATCATATTTTCTACAACCGGCAAAAAATGAATCTAATATTTCATCAGCCCTTTGACTTAAGTTTGTGTCGTTTAATACTCTATTAACCAACATGTTCATAACAGAAGGGTGGTCAACCACAATTTTCCACTGAAGGGAACCAGACCTTGAACTATTTGCATAAGTGAATACTGGCTCAGGTCTACCAATAAAATCGGTCTGTTTGAAACTGGCACGGGTAGACTCGTTGAAACTCAATCCATATGGTGGAAACCACATTACCCGACCACCATTAGGACCCCTTTCACAAACCGGTAAATCAGAATAAGTCAAACCAGGTCTATTTGAGGTTCTCCAAGCAAGGTTTTCCAATGAGAACATATATTTTTTAGCATATCCATTAGGTCCGCCAATGATATTGGTTGAATCTTGTCCACCTTCTCTTTTGTTAGGTGCGATGTTTAAGTTGTAGGTCTTATCAAAAATAGAATAAGAAAATCTTCTACCTTCGGTTGTTATACCATCTTGTTTTTGTAAGTCATTGTACTGAAGATATGGTGTATCTTTTTGAAATATTCTACAGTATTCTGCCCCTACTTCAGCACCAATAGCGCCAATATATCTTTTTACTCTTGAACCTTTTGTAATTTCTTTGTATCCGTCATTAAATACTTTTGATACTTGGTCTATAGCATTTCCCGCATGTTGTAGTCTTCTACCTCCTCTTGGTTGGGAATCAATAATTCTTTGTGTATCGTCCAAAATAGAACCTTGTCTGAATTCAAATTCAGTTGATTCCGTAGCCTGATATGCCGAGGGTCTAAAATCAGGGTCCTCAGCAATAATTTCCCCACCAATACCAACAAATTTACCGGCATTACCCTTAAACTTAGGTGACACCCAAGTAAATCCACCCACGACATCACCACCACTACTATATGTTGGTCCGTTAGCACCCAAGTTAAGTGCTTGACCTGGTCCTTCATATAGTTGAGCCAGCTCTTGTGGTCCATAAACAGGAGATTGGATTTCTCTACCGAATTGGTCAACCGGAACATCACCCGATGGTGAAAATACTTGTGAAGGTTCACTTTTAACACTACCAACATAGTATTCACCATTGTTGGTATTTCTACCCTGAAGTGCTCCGGCAACCCTATCAAAAATAGGTCTATCGTAACCTGGTTTGTAAAGGTTGAAATCTAAGTTTTTGAATAACTGAGACCTTTGACCGCCACCAGTATTCTCTAAAAGTAATATTGACCCTCTTAGATTTGATTGTGAATTTAATCTGGCGAAGAATCTTCCAAGTCCTGCCGCCGCATTTGTGCCAAGAAAAGCTGAGGCTAATTGTTGACCTGTCGTTGGTATACCACTATTGATTTGTGGGTCAAAGTAACTTCCAGGAATAACAGAAAATGGTGCATATGCACCCGAGATTCTATTCAACAGACCTGCAGCAGCTCCGACAATTGTTGAGCCTTCAGTTATTGTAAAGTTTGGCTCTAAAAGGGGTACTCTTCCATTAATAAATGCTAAGATGTCCTCCCCCCCGTTTACATTAAGGAAATTTGCTCTCCCTATGGTGTTTCTCCTAATCTCACGACCAATGTTGTATTCAATTTGTCTCCTAAGATTTGTTGCCCCGAGCTTCGCCAAAAAAGAGTCACTCGATAAAGGACCATTTGAACCCTGTGGGTCGGGGTTCAACATGATACCTATTGTAGGATAAGAAGATGGATTAAAATTTGGGTATGGTTGTGCATTAGTTGTGCGACCGTTGTTTTGAGTCAATATTTCTAATGAACCAAAAAACTGTGCAGAATCTAATAGTTGGTCAGTACTCGCATACGCATTGAGGGGTTTCCATGCTGGCGCAATACCAGGAAATCCAATTTGTGCGGCAGTAAATCCTTCGTCAATTATATTAGCGTCTTGATAACCATACTCACCCTCATTTGAGTTGGTGTTATTTAACGCCCCAATGAAAGGAACTTGTTTGTACCCACCCTCGGCGCCATATTGGTTCAAAGGGTACAGTAAATTTGCAAGAATAGGGGTGTCGATTAAATTATCATCGGTATCGACCGGTGATAAATCTCGTTGTATGGTCTCGTAGTTATAGGGGGGACTAGGAAATTTGGGGGACTTCTGATAAGGTTTTAAATTCCTTACCACAAGTTTCTTTCTAAAACCCTCTGAACTTGGAAAATCAAGTGGACTACCCATTTATTGTTTTATTTATAAATAGGTTTTTAATTATTTTTTTGACAATTCTTTAATTGCCGCCTCTGTTTTAATCTTAACAATCTTATAGATATTGTCTTTAATTTCAGGGCTATTGAATATATTAAAGATTTGTTGTTCACTCAAATTTGTTGGGGCTTTTACATCGATAGTAAAATTCCCATCAACATTAACATTTCCTGTGATAGTTTCTGTTGTTGAAGTTTGTTTTTGGTATTGTTCCCAATTCTGATATCTTGTATCAGTCTGTTCCCCAATTCTTGAAATACTTTGAAGACTCTCTCTTTGAGCACTATTTTCACTGTATTTAGCAAGAAAGGTCTGATATCTTTGAGCCAAGTCTAAACTTATTGTTTGTTCCTCTGAGGCTGTTTTCATTGTTGATAAGACATCTTCGATTGACCCTTCTCCTTTAAGTAAACTCATAATCGAAGTTCCGACCACATCCCCGAAATTTTGAAATTCTTTCCTAAATTCTTCTCCTGTAGGTAATGCGCCAGGACTAAAAGCAGCATCCGCTATTTTTCCTTCTTCTTTTCTGGCATATTCTATGGCTCGTTGTAATCCTTCTTGACCTGCTAACGCATAACTCAATCTCATGGGGAGTGCTGCTATGTCTCGTGACATTATATCACTAGTATCTAATTGACTTCGAGCAATATCTTCCATCGACTTGGGTCTATCTGCAGCTTGTTGTTTGATAAGTTCGAATTGGGATTGAGATAATTTGTCTAAACTTTCTGTTTGGAGTTTACCGGTTTCGTCTCTGAATTGTACTTCATAACGACCCCCCTCACCCATTTTTGACATGTTAGCCACCAACATTTTATCCTCTTCGCTACCTCTTATGTCGAAGGATATTTCACCTAATCGTCTATCTAAATCAGAAGCCGCTAATGCCGTCTTTGAAAACTGCTCAAATGACATTCCCGCAGTTTCGGCTAGTTCCTTCATCAATCTTACACCACCAGGATTGATTTTGAAATTCTTGGTCTCCTCATCGAAGTAGGTAAATTGTTTTGTCATTTCAATCAATGAATCCTGTAATCCTTTTGGGTCATTGATTGATTTCTCCATTAACATGAACGGGTCCACCAAATCTCCTGAGGCAACACCCAATCTTTGAAATGCTGCCGCCATCTGTATTGCTCCTTCAGGATTTAAAACTTTTTCAGCAAAATCCGAAGTTACTTGCATGTCAAACCTGAGCATCGAAGCTTGAGCCGCCATTTTGGTAAATCCAACAACTCCATCTTGGAAATTGAAACGATTCATCATATCAACTTTGTTGACAACATCACCCATGATTTGAACCGCATTTAATCCTAACGATTGAACATAACCTACGGATTCTTCAACACCTTCGCCTATATTTGAAAGTTCAACACCAACACTACCAAATTGCTCAACTAAAAAATTAACATCTTTGGTAAGGAATTTAGATGTTGCGAAAATTTCCTGTAAAGACTCTTGTGATGCAACAACATTTCTCCGAGCACCTTCACCAACTTCAGCAATTGTTTTACTTAACTCTTCAGCAGAACCACCAAGTCTAACGAAATCCGCAACCCCATCAGATACTGCAGTTGAAAATTCGAGAAATCTTGCACGAGATTCTCCAAAAGACCTGTTAATAGTGGTAATACCATCTTGTATCCTACCTATATTGCCCACCAAATCAGCGGACTCACCAATAAGTGATTTTAAATTACCCAAAAACCCTAAATCCTCATCTGCCATTATGGACTTTTATATTATAAATAGGGTTTTTATGATTTTTTTTGATTGTCTTCAACCCACTTATCCAAGAGATACTTTCGTATAAAAATTGGCATACTCATAAAATCTGAATATGGTATTGAAAATATTTTAGACAAATAATAAAACTCGTCTATTTGATTTTTTCGATAATCAGAAGAAAGGACGAAAAAAGTCTACCCCGAAGCCGATGTTAACCAATAGCTTTTCTCCTGACGGGGCAATAATCACCCGATTCATATCTAATCGAGGTACGTTTTCATTCATGAATTTTTTTATGTACTTAGAATCCGCAAACGGCATTGTTTCAGCAAACTTTTGAATTTCTACTTTGTCTTGAGTACCATCTACTTCAACTATTTCTCTCTGTAGTCTCCAAGTTCTAATTGGTGCGACTCTTCCTTGAGGATAAGTTTCAGATAAATTGTTGATTTCGGTGACTTCACCAAAATTGAGTGGTTTCAACTTTACGGTTTTTTCGGACACTGGAAGTTTTGTGGTAAATGTACCGTCTTCATTTGGTTCATTACCACTCACGATGTTAAGTTCATCAAGTCTTTCATTAGCCGTGAACTTTCTATTTGTTTTTGGGTCAGTCAAATTCAATTCGATATTTGGTCCAAAGGCTGTGTTTCTAAGAAAAATGAGAATCGACTCAATGTCACCCTCCAATAAATCCTCGGGTCTTACACCAGGTTCGTATATCTTTGAACGAAGAAGATTGGTTGTCATGTCTTTACCACCCGCAATCAAAATGTTTTCATCACTAGCAGTCAAATAACCAACCTTTAAAGATGATTTTTTATTTTTATAAAACATTCCCTTGGATGGAAGGGGTACCACATCGTGTGGCAATGTAAATTGTTGTTGTCCGTAATTAATAGTTTCTTGGTCCATATAAAAGAATAACCGTAGAGTTTATCTCTACGGTTAAATATAAAAGGTAATAAAAGTAAATAAAGACAATCTTAGTAAATCAACACACAACGGTCCATTCTCAAAGTTGCACCAATTGTCGCTAATCCATCTTGAGAGTAGTTTAAAGTGTTGAAGTTAACATCTGTAAGGAATGTACCATAGAGAATCCATTTTTCCACAACAACTCCTGTTGGGTCTAACATCTCTAAGTCAATATCTTTTTTGTATCCCGCCGCATATCCCATACGACCAGTTACTGATTCCGCGTGGAGACGAACCCACTCCATAAGAGCCTGTGCCGCAGAAGGACCGATTGGGTCACGGAAGGTTACAGGAATAGTTTGCCAGTTAAATCTACCAGCAACATAGGTTGAGGTGTTCAAAAACTGAATTTCTGTTGGGTTGATGATGATGTGGGGTCTTGCAGTAGATTCTACAAACCACTCATTTATACCCAAAGATGATGGAAACCTTAATATGAACCTGTTTTGTCTTTTTGGTTCGTAAGGAATCGGCATTTTCATTAATAAATCCGCCATGGTAATATCTTAATTTTTTCTTTTATCTTTTATTATAAATATACCCATCAGTATAATTTTTCTATTGACTTTATTTTTTAAAAATTTACTCTCTTATAGAGCTCCAGTACTAGTATTCTTTTTTTATTCCACCTTTAGTTGAATAAGTTTTAACTGGTTCTTTAATAGATTTAAAATAATCCTTAATTTTTTCTACATTCTTTTCGTCATCATCTGAAAATCCAATAGTTGGCTTGCCTGGTACAAACTTATTAGCAATTCCTTTCTTTAGAAAAGCTGTTTTATGTAGCACAGCCGCCATTGATTTAACATAGTTTACAAAGTCCGCCATTGCTTTTACCTTTTCTTCTTCAGGAGACGAGGCACCCTTATCACTTCCGAAACTAACAGGATTATAACGATTCAGTTCCAAGTAAGACCTAACCATTTCTTCATCGGTCATTTCTTCTTCGTCAACAAAATCTCGATATTTTTTTAAATTTTTAATTAATTCTTTTTTGGAAATACCACCAAAATTCTTATCGATATAGTTGAAAATAGCCTCTTTAATAGTATTTGGATTATGACCTCGAGCGGTAATAATTGCAAAAATCGAACCATTATTAATAGATTCTTTAAAATCGTTCCATGCCGGTCCAATTCTAGCCTTTAAACTATCTTTTAAAAATTGTTTGTCACCGTGGACCCCAAAAAAACGGAAAGGGTCTTCCGAGTAATCTACAATAGTATTACCTAAGTAATCAAAAGATGTTTTACCAATTCTCTCCCTATGAGTAGCAAAATCCTCGGTTGACATTTCCACTTCTTTACCCTTATCATTTAACAAAATGATTTTGGTTGGCATGTGGACAATGTTATCGTCCCAATCAAAAGCATAGTATTTAAGGTCTGGTGTTCCAATTTTGAAGGGGTCTTTTATTTTATTATACATTTCCAATTAGGCAAAAAAAGGGTGGGAATTTGTTTTCCCACCCCAAATATATTAAATATTTTCGAAAGATGCTCCTGTTGGAGTAATTAAAAACTCAATATCGATAAATTCAAGTGCTTTAGTTGGTTTCAAATATATTTTACCTGTCAAAGTATTTCTATCCAAATCTTCAGGAGTTGATGCTACTGTCACTCTAAAGTCATACAAACCACGGTCTCGTCTAATTGCATCCAAGATTGGGTTTACAGAATCCAAGAATTGTTGTCTTACAATTTCATCGTTTTGTTCGAACAATAGTCTTACAGCAACCGCTGAAATCAACTTACGAGCTTGTAACAACAATCTTCTAACATTTAATCTGTTTAGAGCAGAATCTCTGACTTGTAAGGTTTTGTTACCCCAAATTACAGTACCAACATCAGAGAAGGTTGCAATAGGGTTTATTCTACCTTGGTAAAGAGTATCTCTGTCTTCCTGAGTAAGTTTTAATCTTGCTTTAACGGAGTTTACAAGACCTCTTGTGTAACCCGCAGATGCAAACCAAGGGAAGGAAATGTTATCAGTTAAAGCTAAGTTTCTACAAACCTGACCCGTTGCCGGTAGATATATCTGTGTATTGTTAACAGTATCTCTTTCCAAAATCCATGGGTAATAGGTTGCCGTATAAGATGAATCGATACCAGTTTGGTCTAAATTATCTACCGCTTCTTGTGGGTAAATAATCTCAAATTGAGAAGTAGCGTCGGAAGTAAACATGTTGTAGTCAGGAGTTGTTACAACATAAACAGCGTCTGCCCTTTCATTTTCAACCATACCAATTGCCAATTCAGCAAGATTTGAGTTATTAACATAATCAATACCCGGAGTTGCAAATACATTGATATTTGTGGATTCAGGATTGTTAAATGTTAATTGACCAAGTAAGTAAGCGTAATAATCTGTGTTTGCGAAATCTTGAGTGTTATCTCCAATAACAATTCGCTTGAAAGTACCATCACCAGATGCTGTTGGGTATCTTTGGGTAGGTGTTGCCCCTTGTAAGTATCCCTGAGCTCCAAGAGCAAATCTATCTTGGTTTGTTCTAAATTCTCTGTAGATATCCCATCCATCAAATCCTCCTTGGAAAACTGTTGTGAACTTTCTTGAGTACAAGAAGTAATATGGATTATCTTGAGAAGTTGGTTCCCCATCAAAACTTGCAACACCACAATCAAATGCTGGTGTACCACTTGTTATTTGAGAATTTGCAATAGTGATAACTGTTGCTCCCGAGTCAAAGTGAAACCCTTTAGTTTGATAGTTCCAAGATTCTGAAGTTGTTGCTAAGTCCCAACCAACTACAGGGTTTTTCTTCCCTTTATATTGTAGTAAGTCACTATCAATTCCGAATTGAGTCGAGATACCTAAGTAGGTTCTTCTAACAATATCTCCTGAAGAACTTACAATATTACTACCTCCAGCAGTTGTTCCAAAAGGTGGGTCAAAAATTGTTTCCCCTGGGAAGAAGTATTTAGTTTTGATGATAGGGAAAGGAGAAGGGTTTGTAACACTTTCATAAACTCTTTCTTCCAAACCATAGAAACCACAAGGTAATGCATCGATTGGATATTCATCTGAAAGTTCAATCATCACATACGCAGAATTCAAAGGATATTCACCGTCTACCGAACCAATTTTTTTAGCGACAAAACTGTTCGATGCTGGGTCCATTGTACAGTTTGTGAATTTTTCATAAACAACAGGATTAGCATCCGTATCAAAAAAGTCTCTTACTTGTACATCAAATGTTGAGTTATTAAACGAAATATTCGCAATAGAAATTTTAACCTGAGTGTTAGCCTCAAAACCATCAGAAATTGTAACAAATCTGAATAGTTCATAAACTTTATTACCACGAAGTTCAGAAACTAAGAAAGGGGTTTTTGGTGTTTGATATTGTTCCAAATTCCACGCAATTGAAGTTGTAGAGCTTTTATCACGAGCCTCAGGGAGAGCAATCAAATCACACTTGACACCTCTAACATACCCTTTATTAAAACCATAGTTTAACATTCCTAGATAAGATTCCTCAACATAAATTGGGACATCTTGTCGTGGTTTTGAAAAATTGGTGATACCTAAAACTTTAGTCAAGTAATTTGCATTTGTTGAATCGAACGATGTGTCAAAAGCAAATGTGTCACCTTCAAAAGTTACACCACTTAATTGGAAAGTTGCAAACGGACTTTGTGAAATTCCGGAATATGCACCAGTACAAATGAGATTCAAATCAGTTAAACCAGTAACTTGATACTGAGGACCGTGGTCATTAGCGTTATAATTTGAAATACCTCTTGAACGAAGAGTTGCTAAAATAAGATTGTTCCAGTCAGTATATGCTGTACCTGAATAGGTGTAAGTTTTCCCTACAAGAGTCCCCGAGAATGAACCTGAAGCACCTGTAACAAAGTCGGTAACATTGTAATACCATGAATAACCCGAATAAGAATTAGCAGTTGTTACATCAAAAGTTGCATAGTACCAAGGGTCATTATTACCATCGGTTAATTCTGCAAAATCTAAACTTAAGTCATCACATCCAAACACATTATCAAAATTTGGGTATTGTGAGTTTAATACATTGTAATCAGATGTGGGAATAGAACCATAGACATTTACTGTTGAACCACTCAATGATGTATTTGCCGAAATACTAATCATAAAATTAAACAGGTCACTATTGTAAGTTGAAGTGGACCCATCAATCAAAGTGTAAGAGGTGTTCAATGCGTTTAAAACTAACGGAGGAAGTCCCCCACCAAAAGTTAGTGTGTTACCATTTGAGAAACCAGCAAAAGTTGTTGTGAATGTAACAGGTGCCACACCTGTGTCAATACCAACAGTCGTACCATTGACATTTGCAATCGCTTGTAATGACCATGAAGGTCCTGCGTCATAACCCGACAAACCTAAAATACGGGTTACAAATAATTGATTAGATTGTTGAAGGTACGCTTTGGCAATGTAAGCGGCTTCATATATCGGTATTTGAGTTCCGATAAATTTTTCAGGTATGGTTCCCCCAAAGAAAGTCTGAAACTCATCGAAATTTGTTATAAAAATTGGTTCGAAGGCGGGACCTCTTAGAGTCTCCCCCACCAAACCTAATGTGGTTACACCCACACTTTGTGCTACAAACGATAAATCTGTTTCTGATGTATAAACCCCAGGGGATACAAAAACTTTTTGATTTGCTTGTGATGTTACTTGAAAAAACATTTTTTTAAATTTTTCTTATTCGGTTTTATTTTATTAGATAAATATTTGATTTAAAACCAAAAAACTTGACTTTTGAATATGTATTATTAAACGGTGAGAATTTTTTCTACCTTTTTTCTGCCTTATGAAAAATACCCCCAAGTCTATCAAGAACCTGAAAATATCAGAAAGTACCCATGAGGTACTAAAAAGTTATTGTGAAAAAAATGGTTTGAAGATGTATAAGTTCTTAGAAAAGCTCATTGTAGACAACTGTAAGGTGACAAAAGATATCTACGGAGAGTAGTTAAACTAACTTACTTTCGAATTCAATTACTGACACCTCACCTACAATATCCTTGATGATATCCACTCTAAAAATGTCTCCAGTATTCAATTGAACAGTAGAAATATTTTGACCATAATAATCACCATTAATAAAAACATTGTATGTGTCAACATTTGATGATGATATCAATGTGAGGTCAACTCTATAATCAACTTGGTCATCAATTAAGGATGTATTACTTGAGGTGTATAGAAGTTTGTATGTAAATTCATCAGGATTTGAAGGTGTAATTTCTGCTCTTTTACCTTTCGGAACTTGGGTGTCAACTTCAAATAATTGTACTACGCGTGAAATTGCTGGTTTTACTTCAAATTCTTCCTCATCAATCAAATAACCTAACATGGTAAAATCGTAACTTTGAATATAATAATTTCTTTTTTCAACATCGATTACTGATTCATCTGAAACATTGTTCATTATTATGGGGACATACTGCCCTTTAATAAATGTGTAAGCTTGACGAGAAGAGAAAGTTTGAAGAACATTTTTATTGAATGTATTTAACTCCCTCATTCTATTACAAATGATTTTAACACTGTAATTAATATCTACAGGGACGGGTTGAGGTATGGTATAAACATCATACCCCTTTTGGTTGCCATTCCATGTTGGAACTGTGGCATAATAAAATTGTTTTCTAACAGGAATTGTATATTGAAGTGATGGATTTGTTCCGTATTTTACTTCAGGTTGTCTCACAAGAGTAATAAATGGAAGTTGAACATTGAAATCATCATCTTTAAAGTTCCAAGTTTCAGTAAATTGTGACCATCTTTGATTTGTTATAATTTTGTCAATAACACTAATGTCTTTTCCCGAAACAACTGTCTTCAATTCATTTTTGACAAATTCTAACATCCCCCCATCCAAATCAGCATGAAGAACACTCTGAGGAAGATATGTTCCGTCTTCATTGATAAACTGTAGAAGTTGTTCTCTTCGGGCGGACAAAGTCTTTGGTGGAACCAAGTCAATATCCATTTTGATTTGTTTCTTAAAAATAGGGTTTTTAGGGAGTGCCATTATGTACCGTAAAATTCATTTTGACTTGTTGGGGTTGCAATGATTGTTCTGTAGAACGGTTTGTAACCTCCATAAGTGTGTTTATTGTCAGACACAACACGACCATCGTCAGATACGGTATAGTATCTAACTTTATCTTCGGATTCATAATACCCAAAGTAATCACCCATTTGAATATCAACACCTAATTCTTCCAAGTAAGCGCGGTAAATGGAGAACCTCATATTACCTGGCTCGTTTTGTTCCACACGAGATGTACCGAGTCTCTGAGCGGTGGGGGATAAGATTTGAACATAACCCTTAAGTTCAACAGGAGCAAGGAACTGAATACCTCCCTCTGGTGATTCTCCATATACATCATCGATACGGGTACGGTATCTATCGATACGATACAATACCACAGTAAAGTTCATATCACCTTCTAACCATTCTTGACCCATGGAAATATCAAGGTTATAATCCTCCGCACCGAAGAACTTACCTAACCGCGTAATTGGAACTAATTTCTCTGCCATAGTAGTTATATTGATAAATACCTCTTTTTAATTTATATTTTAAATAAAAAATTATGGAACTTATTTTACCCTCAAAGATTACATTAAAATCTAGTGATGTTCATGGATTAGGCATCTTTGCAACAAAAAAAATAAAAAAAGGTGAAGTCATCGAAGAGAGCCCAATCATGAGACTACCTATCGAGCCAGGAGAGAGTAGTCCTTTGTTTTCAAACTATCGATTTGCATGGCCTAAAGGAGAAGGATGGCATAGTCATGTTGTTGCTATGGGATACGCATCGTATTACAACCACTCGGATAACCCCAATGCAGAATGGAACAACAATTTAGAAAACATGACTTTTATGTTTACCGCCCTTACGGACATCAAACCTGGTGAGGAAATCTTCGTTTACTACGGACCAGAAACTTACTGGTTCGACGAGCAAACGAAGGTTGAAGGAAAATAATGTCGGTTGGACTAACAATAGAATCCAAAGCCATCTCCATATTGGAGAACTACTCGGGGGCTAACAACTATATCTTGGGATTAAAAGTTAAACTTGACAAAAACTCCAAGTTTTATCCTACGCGTAGTCAATCAGAATACATCATTAATAATCATTCTAAGACCCCACTTGTAGCAAAGAAGTGGGTTGTCTTGGATTCTTATTTTGCTAATAAGATTGCCGATGAGAGATTAATGATGACAATTCCCGAAAAGATTTGGATTGAAAAATTGTTGGCAGAAAAAGACAAAGCCTACCACATTTGGGGTAAATTCTCTGAGGAAGACCCCTTGACGGAGATGTGGGTTCCTAAGGTAGCAATTATCAAAGATAACAAAGTTGAAATTGCCGAAGTTGATTACACAAAATATTCACATCGTCCTCCCCTTGAACACCAAAAGGTTGCCATCGAAGAACTCCTTAAAAATAAGAAGTATATCTTGGCGGACGATATGGGTTTGGGAAAAACTACCTCAACAATTATCGCATCATTAGAAATGGGGGCAAAAAAGATTTTGATAATCTGTCCTGCTTCTCTGAAAATTAATTGGCAAAGAGAATATCAACTCTACTCTGAAAAAACAAGTTATGTCTGTGAGGGCAAAAACTACTCTGAAGAATCTGATATTGTGATTATGAATTACGACATTATCAAAAATTTCCACGATTCAAAAGACAGAAAGAACTCGATAATTATGAAGTCCAATTTCGATTTAGTTATCATTGATGAGGCACACTACATTCAAAATGTACAAGCTCAAAGAACCAAACTAATCAACGACTTGGTTAGAGACATCGACCGATTGTGGTTATTAACGGGAACCCCTATGACCTCTCGACCGATTAACTATTTCAATCTTTTGTCATTGGTTGATTCGCCCGTTGCCAAAAATTGGATGGCGTATGTTGTTAGATATTGTTCGGGATATCAGTTTAGGGTTGGTCCAAGAAAAGTTTGGAATGTAATGGGTGCATCCAACTTGGAAGAATTGAGAGACCGAACCGGTGCAACTGTCCTTAGAAGATTAAAAGAAGATGTATTGGACTTACCTGAAAAAATTATCACCCCTGTATACCTTCGTCTTCGTTCAAAACTTTACGAAGAGGTTATGGGAGATTATTACAATTGGTATGAAAAAAATCCTGAGGAAAGTAAAAACCTTTCAATTCAGTTCACCAAACTAACTCAGGTAAGACAGGTAATTGCTGAGGAAAAAACACAACACACAATTGAACTTGCGGAAAACATTGTGGAACAAGGGAAAAAAGTTATCATCTTTTGTAATTTCACCAAGTCACTTGAAACAATCGTTAATCACTTTGGTAAAAGTGCTGTGAGGTTAGATGGTTCGATGAATAAGACCCAAAGACAGGATTCCGTAGATAGGTTTCAAGAAGATGATAATGTAAAAGTGTTTGTTGGTAACATCAAGGCTGCTGGCGTGGGAATTACCCTAACCGCAGCCGAAGCTGTAATTATGAATGACCTTTCATTTCTTCCTTCAGACCACAGTCAGTCAGAAGATAGGGCATACAGGTACGGACAAAAAAATAATGTTTTGGTGTACTACCCAATTTTCGAAAATACAATTGAGGGTATCATCTACGACATATTAAACAATAAAAAAAGAATAATAGCTACAGTTATGGGTGATACTTCGGATGAGACAAATATTGTTGAAGAAATTTTAAAGAGTATAAATCAAAGGAGATAATCGGTAGTTGTCTATTATTTATAGAAAAATAATATAGACCATGCAACACATACAAGAATCGGTAGAGAAGATTGAAAAACAAATTCTTCACGAACAAAAAAGAGAACAAGCCAAAGAACTTTTACAAGAAGGAAAAAAAATCGGAATAGAAAAATTACCCTACAGTTACTCTGCGGTAAAAAGATTCATAGATTCCGAAACTATGAATGTCCACTACAACAAACACTACAAAGGTTATGTGGATAAACTCAACAACTTATTGTCAAAGAGAAAGGGAGACCATGACCTCGAAAAAATAATCAGAGGTATTTCAAAATACCCTAAAGGAGTAAGAGATAACGCAGGGGGTGCATTTAACCACGCACTTTTTTGGAATATGTTATCCCCCCAACCACAAAGAATCGGTAAAGAGTTACTTCAACAAATTAAAAAAGATTTTGGAACATTCGAGAAGTTTAAAAAACAATTCGAAGAAGTTGCCATACAAAGATTCGGTTCAGGATGGGTATGGTTAATCCTTACCAACAAAGGAACCCTAAAGATAATGTCAACTCCAAATCAAGATAATCCATTGATGAATGTAATTGAAGGCGGCGGATATCCAATTTTGGGCTTAGATTTGTGGGAACATGCATACTACCTCAAATACAAAAACAAAAGAGATGAGTATATCAAAAACTTTTGGACCGTGGTCAATTGGGACTTTGTGGGAGATATGTATACACTCAAAACACAAACCAAGTTATTGGAGTCACAAGAAATGGGTAAGATACTAATGGAAACAAAATCAGAATCGTGTACAAGGGGGGAAGTAGAATTCTTCAGAGTGTTGTTCAATAACAACCTACGCGCAAGAGACATCTATAAGAACACAATTAATGATATTCTTAGAAACCTCTTTGCTGACAACTACCACAACAAAAGGGAGAATGGTGAAATACCAGGAGTTTACGATTTAGAAAAACCGGGTCGTAGTGTCATTAATTATATGAACACTAACTATTCCGTCTTTTGTATTATGGTAAGAGATTTAAATAGGGTTATTACCAAGTCACTCAAGGAAAAATCTGTAAACTTCGAAGGTAAGACCCCCGCAGAACAAATCTCAGAAATGAAAAGACTCTGTAACTACATCGAACAATTCAGTTCAAGAATTTTTGACCCAAACAGTCAGACATTCCATTCTATTATGAATACCCTCAAAGAGAAAGATAATGTTGGTACTCGTAGAGAAAATATGGCACAGGTTCGTCTTCAAGAGAGTATTCCAAACGCTAAGGTAATTGTGACAGCAGGTGCTGGAAAAACCAAAGACGCAATTCAAAAAATAGACATGGAAATAGCTGTCGAAAACTCGAAACTTACTGCTCAGGTAAAAGGGTTCGACGAGATTTTGGAACAAAACGGTCGTTTGGTTGTGACCAAGACTGGTGAAGTTGCAAAATACAATGTTGATTGGATGGTATTTGTTAAGGGTAAAAAAGTGGTTGTCTTTGAAAACAAAGGTGAAATTGTCATGGGAAACTATGTTTTTGAGAAAACACAAATGATATACGATTTGAGATAATCGCGGTATTTATAGGTATGGCTGTATTACCTGAACCCGAAAGAAGTAGAATTTATACACGACTTCGTCACCAACTTGGTGCCCCTCTGAGAGCTGTAGAACTTGAAGATGAAATGTTGGACTCCTTGATGGAATTATCCATTCAAGACTATGAACAATATACTTTGGATTGGCTTATTGAATCTAACTGGGTTAATTTGGTTAACCTAAATATGAACGAGAAATCAGTGGCTAGAGCTTTGGTTACCCGTACTTTTAATTTAGAAGACCAATTTACATATGCATACTCTAAGATTGTGGGTTTACAAACTACAGGTCCTTATGTGTTGAAAAAGGATTATTTTGTTTTGAGCGCTAACACCCAATCATACGAAATACCTGCAGGTAGAGAAATAAATGAGTTACTATGGTTTTCGAATCAACCTTTTCAGAACTTAGCTCTTTTTGGTACAACTGATTATGGGTTTGGTGGTTTGGGATTAGGAGCAAACCAAGCGGGATACGCCCAAATGGGAAATGCGGGTTCTTATTTTATGTTAAGTGGCTTTGATTATCTACTTCGATTCTAAGAGGCAAATATTCTAAATAGAATTTTGGGTGGGGCGTTGACTTACAAAATTACGGGATTACCTGATGGTAAAAGATTAGTGACCCTCTACAACGCACCTGGTTCAAACTTTTCGTTTAGTAATTATTCCTCTTACACCGGCAAAGCGGTTTGGTATTGGTATTATGATGTTGATGGGGACAGTCGTGCACAATGTATAAAAGACAATCCTGACATTATCAAATTACCGTCTGATGTTCCAATCGAAGAACTTTCTTGGGAAGACTTAAATGTTCCAGCACAACAATGGGTCAGAAAGTGGTTTACCGCATATTCTAAAGAAACATTATCAAGAGTTAGGGGAAAATATTCAGGAAATCTTAAAACACCTGACTCAGAGCTTCAAATGGACTATCAGTCGTTGGCTACGGAGTCCAAGGATGAAAAATCTAAATTAGAAGAAGAATTGAAACTAAGGTTAGAAAGACTACGCCCTGAAAAACAAATGGAAAAAGAAGCACTATTGGCAGAAAATCTCAACAAACAAATGAAGTTTAGAGCAATGCCAAGACAAATCTATGTTGTTTAATATGGAAAACAGAGACCGTCTTAAATCAATTTTTGATTATCTTTTTAAATCGATAGACACAAATTTTAGAATTGTTAGTACTAATCTATCTTTAACCACCAACAAAACAGGTGAGTTGGTTGGATATATTTTCGAAGTTAAAACAACTCAGGATTTTGATGGTATTGAATACCAACAAATGGCAAAAGACTTGGATGAGGTCGAAAACACATTGTCCGAAATTTTTTCCAAGAATATAATTACTAAAAATCTCAAGATGTCAAATTCTCAAAATTATCCGGACCTTTGGGTTGGAATTCTTATTAATAATTTAAACGCAAATAATGTAGAAGGTCGTATGGATGTTGATTGGGAAATATAT